ACGTTGAAACAGGTATTTACTACGAAGACTATCCGTTGAAAGTTCCTGCTAACGTTTCAGTTAAAGGTTCAGACTTTAGACGTTGTCAAATTAGACCTGCTCCAAGAATTTCACAATCACCTTGGGCAACAACATATTTTTACAGAGACAAATTACTAGACAATCTAAAAATTACAGACTACACAGGTAGTGACATAGCAACACCACAAGCTATTACAATGGCAGGTGATAATAGTGTAGGTGGAAAAATTACAGTAACACCAGCAGATAACGTTGCTCCTATTGCTTGGGACGGTGCTTGGTTTTATACAGACAATGGTGCTGTAGGACTTATTAGTAATGCTGATGGTGGAAGCGACTTTGAAGTTACACTTACTACTGACATACTACCAAACCTAAGTGGAATTGCAAGTGGTGCTTGGCATGTTAAGAAAACTGTTAACTACGGTTATCACTATTTAACTGATCCAAGTAATGCCGCAAGTACACCTAAACTAAACAACCAGATGGATGTGTTCTTAATGAATGATGCTACAAGACTAGCAAACATGTCATTCCAAGGACATGGAGGATTTGCACAAGTACTTGATCCAGCAGGACAGGTATTAGTTAAATCACCGTACACACAGGTTTGTGGTAGTTTCTCAGGTAGTGTTAATAAACAAGCCTTTAGAGGAGGTATGTATATTGATGGTTTCTCAGGTAACTTAGAAACTAAGATTACAAGCAAAGACGACAACTTTACACTTAATGTACAATCAGATGCAGGCACAGGTTTAAGAATTAGAAAACCACAAACACCTGCTCCATTCTTTATTAATGGCGTAAGATATCAAGTTGACGCTGTTTCAGAATACGATGGCGGAACAGGTACAGCAAAACTATTAATCAACAAACTTTCAAATGAAGGTAATGGTTATAGTGACACTACATTCCCACAACAAATATATGTCCAAACTGCTGGTAACAGAAGTATGTTGGCAAACGACTATACTCAGGTTAACGATTTAGGTTACGGATTGTTCTGTAACAACGCGGCACTATCAGAGCAAGTTAGTACATTCTGTTATTACAACCATACAGCGTTCTTTAGTAACAACGGTTCAGAGATTAGAGCTCTTAACTGTTCTAACGCAAATGGTAACTTTGGTTTGGTTGCGGCAGGATCAGATCCAAACGAAACTGTTGACGATATTACAACACTAAGAAATATGCAACAGCCTGCTAAGGTTTTCAATGATCCTTCAAACACATACGGCTTTGGAACATTTGCACACGCGGCTGGTGCATTTAGTATATTTGTTTACGATACAGATTACATGCCGTATCCAAATAGTTTAATTGATATTTACACATCAACAGGTGTAACAACTTATGAAGTTACAGCAACAAGTCTTGTTGCATCAATTACAAGTAACATTGGTGGATACACAGGTGCTACTGGTCCAACAGGACGTAAAGGTGCTAACAGACCTATATACAGATTAAGTGTATCAGGCGACACTGGATTAGAAACAGCTATTACAGGCGCACACAATCCTACTCCAAACAGTGATGCAAGTGCATATGCAGTACTTAGAATGAACAAGAACCACTTGTTAGATGACTTAAATGGTGTAACAGCAACAAGACCTTCTACTGCGGTTGTATTTACAGAAAATCCAAATCAAGTTTACAGAAGTATTAGTTTTAATAATCAAGACGCAGACGGTAGTGCATTAGCGGCAGATAGATTCCAAGTTGTTATGGACTCAGCGTTTAGTCACTTAAACTTAACACTTAGAAATACTGAAGCGGCATTGAATACATATGCTGGTACAGGTACTACAATGGGTGCAACAATAGGTGACGTTGTACTTGCTATTGACACTTTAACATCAACACAGCAAGCTCGTATTAATAACAATGATATGATATTCTCCTTTAATGGTAAGACTCATGTTGTTGCAAACTATACAGCAAGATCAGGATATGCTACTGTTGAACTTAACGAACTAGCGGCTTCAAACATTAACAGTAACAATGGACTATATACTGGTTCAGGTATTGCGGCAGATATGAGATTTAGTCCTGCGGCAACAAGAACTATTCCATTATCATTACAAGACAACGAAGCTGGTACAATTACAGTTGGTATTTCAACACTAAGAGCTAACGGACATGACTTTGATAAAATTGGTACTGGTGGATTTAACACTACTAACTATCCGAGTATTATTTACGGATTGCCAACTATTAGTGCGAACCAAGATGCAGAAGTTAGTGAACGTGGTAAAGGTAGAGTGTTCTTTGCAAGCACAGACCAAGATGGATTCTTCCGTGTTGGTAAGTTCTTTAGTGTAGACCAAGGAACAGGTACAGTTACATTTGCGGCAAGTATTGCTATTAGTAACTTAGATGGATTAGGATTTAGACAAGGTGTTAGAATTACAGAATTTAGTAATGACGATACAATGGCAGATGGTGATCCGGCGGCAGTACCTACAGAATTTGCTACAGAGAAATTTATAGAGAAAAGATTACATTTTGATAGAGATGGTGTAATACTTTCAATTGGTACTATTGGTCCAGGTGCTATTGCTAGAGATGGTACTACTCCAATTACAGGAAACATTAATGCAGGTAGTAATAAGATTTACAACCACAGTGATCCAACTAACGCACAAGACGTAACTACAAAGTCTTACGTAGATGCCAGAACACCATTTGATACAGAAGCAATTGGTACAGACATTGGTAACAGAGTAAACAACGATATCTTAATGTTCCATGGAGGACTTTATGATAATCATACTGTTACAGGCGATGTTGTGTTTACAAGTAACGGCAGTAATGTCGCAACAAGTGCAATTAGTGCAGGCGTAATTGTAAACGGAGATGTAAATGCTAGTGCAGGTATTACACAAAGCAAACTTTCAATGCAAGCGGCAACTACAAGAGCTAACGCAACAAGTATTGCACAAGCAGACTTAGGACTGTCAGCATTTGATGCAGATGACTTTACAGTAACAGATGGTTGGGTAACACTAAAAGCAAGTGCAGTTGACTTTGCTGACTTACCAGACATTGCACAAAACACAGTATTTGCTAGAAGTGCTACAGGCACAGGTGATGCAAGTGCAGTAACATTTGCAGACATTGTTAACACTGGTGGTTCATTTACTACAACAGGTGTTGCTGATAGAATTGTTAAAACAGGTGCAGACGGAAGTATTGACGCACAGAAGATTAAACTAGATAACTACGATATCTTAGACCAAACTAACTTAACAATGACAATGAAAACACCAGGTGGTGCAACAGTGTTAGATACAGTTGGTACAGTTCCTAGTAATACTACAACAACATTCCCAGGATCAATACAAGTAGGTAATACAAGTATTACAGCATCGTTCTTCCAACAGAACAGTAGTTATGGTGATCCAAGTGATGCTACACTAAACAAACCAAGAGTAGCAAGTGACTGGATGTACACTTCATTTATTGAAGCACCAGGTGAAAAGAGTACTTCAAGTACAGGTATAGGTATAGGTGCTGGTACAGGATTTAGTAGTGCAGGTGAAGTTGCTATTGTTGCTAATAATAATACAGCGGCAGTAGTATTTAAACAAGCGGCTATGACTCCAAGTACTAACGGTGGATACGATATAGGTACAGCGGCATTAAAATTTGGTACATTCCACGGAACTGCTACAGCGGCACAGTACGCTGACTTGGCTGAGAATTACTTAGCTGATGCAGAGTATGAAGCAGGCACTGTTTTAGTATTTGGTGGTGAACAAGAAATAACAACTACTATGCATAAAGCAGATAGAAAAGTTGCTGGCGTTGTTTCAACTAACCCTGCACACTTAATGAATAGTGATTTAAACGGAGATTATGTTACAGCATTAGCACTACAAGGTAGAGTACCTTGTAAAGTAATTGGTACTGTTGAGAAAGGTGATATAATTGTATCTAGTGCAATTCCAGGTTATGGTATGGTACAGAACGATCCACTAGTAGGAACTGTTATTGGTAAAGCAGTTGGAACTAAAAACGGAGATGAACCAGGGTTCGTTGAAGTTGTGGTAGGGAGAGTATAATGGCTATTCAAACAATTAATATTGGATCAAGTGCAAACAAAGGCGATGGTGATCCATTAAGAACTGCATTTACAAAAATTAACGCTAACTTTGCAGAGCTTGCTGTTACAAATAAAAATAGAGATATTAACGGATCTGTATTTGCTGATGACTCGACACTATTAGTTGATGCTGTTAACGGAACAATTACAGCGACAGTATTAGTTGGTACACTTCCAGTATTAAACGGAAGTAATCTTACAAACTTAACTATTCCAGCACAGACGTTTGCTTCACTTACAAGTAAGCCAACTACATTAGCTGGTTACGGAATTACTGATGCGGCAACTTCTGCACAAGGTACTTTAGCGGCAAGTGCATTACAAGCAGAAACAATCACATTAGCAACACTAAAAACAGAGGTAGCGGCAAGTTCCGACTTTGCAGACTTCAAAACTAGAATAGCGGCGTTATAAGGAAAAGAATATGGCAAACAGAATACCACTCATAGTTGACAGAGACGATAGCAACAAACTAAAAGAATTACCAATAGGTGATAATTTAGACTTAACAGGCTCAGGTATTACTGGAGCAGGAATGATTTCTGCAACAGGACTTACACTTGCTGGAGTTAACTATAATCCTTTTAGTGGAAGTTGGAATGACTTAGCAGATAAACCTACTGTAGCCGCAACTACAACAGAATTGACAGAAGGTACTAATCAATACTTTACAAACGAAAGAGTTGATGACAGAGTAAATGCTATCCTTAGAGAAGGTAGCGGAATTGATATTACATACGATGACCTAAACGGAACTATTACTATTGCCGCAACAGGTGGCGGTGGTGGCGGTGCTGGAGGTAGTGGACTTGTTACTGATCTAACAGGACTAGCATCAAGTAACGTTCTTAAATGGAATACAACAGCAGGACAAGATAATAATGGAGCATGGGTTAATAGTTTTATTAATTACAGTGAAATTGTTGGTACACCTAGTTTAGCCGCAGTAGCTATAAACGGAAGTTATAATAGTTTATCAAACAGACCAGACTTAGTTAACGACATTAGTGATTTATCAGATGTTGATACACAAGGTACGCCACCAACTCCAGGACAAGTATTAAAGTGGGATGGACTTAGATGGGCACCAGCTAACGATGCTACATCAGGTGGAGGTGGACTAAATGCTGACACACTTGATGGCTTTGATAGTCCATACTTCTTAGACTACGCAAATCTAACTAATCAACCTACACTATTCGATGGCAACTTTAGTTCATTAGTTGGATTACCAACTACACTATCGGGTTACGGCATTACTGATTCTATTAGTGCAAACCAAAGTTATACACAAAACGGTAGTGTAACATTTAACAGTAATACAGGAATTACAATTGGTACAGACAATAATATTAAATTACGTGTAGACAATGCAGTAATTATTGAAAGCACAGTCAATGAACAAGATTTAGATATTAATGTAAAACCAATCACAGGCATTGAAACAGCAATCAAAATTGACACAGGTACAAAGCGTGTTGGTATCTTTACTACAACACCTTCACACAAACTTACAGTAGCAGGTGATGTTAATGCTACTTCGTTTATTGGTAGTGGTACAAGTTTAACAGGTATTACACTCAGTCAAATATTAGCAGGCGGATCAGAAGTAAGTGATAGTGTTAGCTTTGGTAATGTAACACCTTACGCTACTGCAACATATAACTTAGGTGCAAGTAATAATGTTTATTCAAATGCATATGCAACTAACTTTCATGGAAGCGGCGCTAACTTAACAAATATTCCGTTAAGTGCATTAACAATTGGTGGCACTTTAGATATGGGTAGTAATGATATTACTACTACTGGTAAAGTATTGTTTGCCAACGTGTATTCTACAGAAGGTGACTTACCAAGTGCAACCACATATCATGGTATGTTTGCTCATGTTCACGGCACAGGAGCAGGTTACTTTGCTCACGCTGGTAACTGGATACGATTAGCAAATCAATCAGAACTTAGTGGATATCTAACAGACCTATCAACAACTAGTATTACTACACTATCAGATGTAAGTATTAACAGTCCACAAGCAAACCAAGTTATAAAATATGTAGGTGGGATTTGGACTAACGCTACAGGCGGAGAGTCAGTTGGTAACTTTACATTTAGTTCTAGCATAATAGATACTGATGATAGTTCACAAATTATAATGACACCTAGTGTTAGAATGAGCAGTGATCTTGTAGTAGATGGAAACATTAATGCACAAAAATTTACAGCAGATAGTTTTGAAAGTAATGGTATAGGTGTACCTGCAATAGATAGTAACAGTTCAATTGAGTTAAGAGCTACTGATCAAGTTAGGATTACACAAAGTCCTTTAAGGCTTGCTAGTTATACAACAACAGAAAGAAATAGTTTAACACCAGGCAATGCAGATATGATCTATAATACTACAACTAACAAGTTCCAAGGTTATGCCAACGGTGCTTGGGTTGACTTGCACTAGGAGTAAGCATGAGTGAAAGAGAATACATTGTCACACTCAACAAGAGTGTTGATTACGCAGAATTCAACCAAGAAATGATTTCGTCAACAGGTGGCGGAGATATTCCAAATAGAACTGTTGACGTTGCAGATCCAAGAGTACTATCTACAAGAAATACACACTACGCATTAACTGATGCAGAAGCAGAAACTTTGCGTAACGATAATAGAGTTACAGATGTACAACTACGTCCAGAAGACAGAAGCGATATAGGTATAGGATACCAAGCAACACAAACTGCTAATTTTAATAAATCATCAAGCGACTCAGGAGATTATAGAGACTGGGGGAAGATTAGACACAGTTTTGTAGAAAACAAATACGGCACATCAACTTCATTAGCTACTAATCCTTTTGGCAGACCACATTCAATGGACGGAACAGGTGTTGATATTGTAATTCAAGATAGCGGATTACAAATTGATCATCCAGAATTCCAAGATGCTAATGGAATATCAAGAGTACAACTAATTGATTGGTATTCAGCTAGTGGAGTATCAGGATCACAAAGTGCTAGTCACTATGGTGACACAGACGGACACGGAACACATTGCGGCGGAACTGCAACAGGATTAAATTTTGGTTGGGCAACTAATGCTAGAATTTATAGTGTGAAAGTATCAGGCTTAGAAGGAACAGGCGACTCGGGCGGAATAAGCACAAGTTCATGTTTTGATGTAATAAAAGGTTGGCACGAAAATAAACCTATAGACCCAAACACTGGTTATAAAAGACCTACCATAGTAAATGCAAGTTGGGGATATAGTTTTTACATGGGGTCTTCTTTTTCAAATATAAACAGTTATGTATATAGAGGAGCAAATTATAATTCTGGTACAGCAGGCTGGAGCACTGGTACAACTTATCATAGAGATACATATGGATTTTATCCTTACTATTCAAACGGAGGTTATCGAGGCCCTGTAAGATTAGCGTCTGTAGATGCAGATGTGCAGGATTGTATAGATGCAGGTGTACATATTTGTATAGCCGCAGGCAACAATAGTTTTAAAATTGCTAATAGCAGTGATCCCGATTACAACAATATTATTTTTTATAGTGGTGGATCAAACAACTATTATCATAGAGGAAGTTCACCTTTTGATGATCAAGCACTTATAGTAGGTTGTACAGACAGTACTCCAGAAAACGCAACTACCGAAAGAAAAACAAGTTTTAGTTCAACAGGACCAGGAGTAAATATTTTTGCCGCTGGTGAAAATATTGTCAGTGCATGTAGCACTACTACTAGATTCGGAAATACCCCATACTTTGGTAACTCTGGTTTTAAGCAAACAAATATTAGTGGAACGTCTATGGCTTCTCCACAGGTTTGCGGAGTAGGTGCATTATACCTACAAGCTGATCCTAGCTTAACTCCAGCACAATTAAAAAGCAAACTTGAAAACGATGCTTTATCTGTTTTAAAAGACGAATCAAATAATAGTAACTACGGCGATACAACTGATATTTGTGGAGGAAATAATAGAATGTTGTTTAATAGATATAATAATGCTGTTCCTTTTACAAGTAATGTTATAGGACTAAAGAAGCGATAAATATAGTATAGGAGACTTACATGGCAATACAAACTATCAATATTGGAACTATTGCAAACGACGGTACAGGTGATGATCTACGTGAAGCGTTTGTAAAAGTAAACAGTAATTTTACAGAACTTAACGCTAGAAGTACAGAATCAACAACTGTTGCTAACTTAGGCAGTGCTGGCGAAGGTGTATTTGGTCAAATAAGTGGCACTGAACTACAGTTTAAGAAAATTATAGCAGGTTCAGCAATATCACTTGCGTCTGATGCTAACGCTATTACAATTAATAGTACAGCAACAGGACTTCCAAGTGTGCAGATATTTGCAGACAATAATAATATTACACTAGATTCTAACGGTAATGCATTAACACTTGCAGGCGGTGGAACTACCACAACAAATTTGAGCGGAACTACACTTACAATTAGCAGTGTAACTTCTGTACAGACTGATACAGATCCTAAACTTACAGCGACACTAAACGCACAAACAAACAATATTACTAACGTAGGTAACATGACTGGTAATGTACATGGATTAGATATTAGAACGTTTGACGGATTACAACAGTATCTAACACTAGATATGGGAGAAGCTGTTCCTACAGTGTTTACTAGTACATTAGAATATCTAGCACATAATTTAGCAGTTGATTACGATAACGGAACTGAAACGTTTACAGCATCAACAGCAGTCGAAGCAGATATGGGAACGCTATAGGGAGTTTTGCATGGCGCAATTATGGACTGTTAAACCAGGGCACAACTTAGGTACATACCAAGAAAGTATTACGCAAACTATTGCGTTACCAATTACAACTGGTTGTACTCTTTCGCTTATTAGCGGAAAGTTACCAGGCGGATTAAGAATCTCTGGTAATAACTTATTAGGTACCCCTTTTGAAGTAAACAGATTAAAAACATTTAGATTTGTTATTCGTGCAGTAAAAGGTAATGACAAAGAAGATATAACATTACAAATAACAATTGATGGTGCTGATGCTCCAGTTTGGGTTACAAGTGAAGGGCCTTTACCTATTGGGCCTAATAATAGATTTTATATACTAGATAGTAGTCCATTAGATTTTCAACTACAAGTTATTGATCCTGACTTACCAGCAGGCGATACTATTGAATATTTTATTGCTGATAACGATGGCGAACTACCTCCAGGTATTACACTAGGAAGAACAACAGGTAAACTTACTGGAGTAGTTGATCCAATATTAGCATTAGAAAAAAGATCATCAAATGGATTCTTTGATAGTAATGTGTACGGATCTTTTCCATTCGACTTTGGCGTAAAAAGTGCAAACGGTTTTGAAAGCTATTACTATGATACAACATTTTATGACTATGCTGTTCCTACTAGAAGCCCAAAAAAATTAAACAGATACTACGAATTTACTGTAAGTGCTAGTGACAACATTGTAATTGCTAAACGTAAGTTTCAAATCTATCTTGTAGGAGATGACTTCCTAAGATCAGATAACACAATTATGCAACTTGCTACTGGATTATTTACAGCAGACAATACGTATCTAAGAGCTCCTGTTTGGTTAACACCAAGTGACTTAGGATATCGTAGAGCAAACAACTACGTAACATTATTCCTTGACGTTTACGATCCTACTAGCAATACAGGTATTATTAGTTTTACAGTTAAAGATTCTAATGCAGATGGTAGTAAAAGTGCATTACCGCCAGGTATGTCTATTGATAGTACTTCAGGAGAAATTGCAGGACGTATTCCTTATCAACCAGCAGTTACTACAGAATATAAATTTACTATTGAAGCCTTAAGACAAATTGGATCTAAAACAACTACATCTACAGAATCACTTGCAAATAATATTGGAGTTGGAGAAACTTGGAGTGGTGCAAATAATGTAGCATTTACGACTTTTGCTGATAGTTTGTTTAACGGGTTAGGAGCAACAGGTTGGATTGTATTCAACGAAGTTCCTGTAACACAAGCAGACTCAGGTGATAACAAAAGTTATAAAGCAATTAATATTATTGACAAGTCAGTATGGACTATAGAAAATGGCAGAGTAACATCTACAGCAACCGACAAAGCAGATACAAAAATTGAAGTAGGTAGTGTTGATTACTTAAGAGGATCGTTTTTAGGAACTATTGCAAACGTAGGTTACAAAACTTATGATGCATTTGGAGCAACTGTTGCAAATAAAGTTGTTACTATGTCGTTTTATAGTTTTACTAAAAGAACAACATCATTGTTTAATCCAACAGTAGCTAAAGATAAAGAATTTACAGTTAAACTATTAGGCGAAGTTGAAAGTGCTATTACATGGAATACTTTAGCCACACTAGGAAACTTAAGAGCTAACTTTGTTAGTACACTAAATGTTAGTGCAACAAGTAGTGTACCTAATGCTGTTGTGTTATATACTTTAGACTCTGGGAAACTACCTCCAGGACTGACACTTGCTATTGATGGGCAGTTACAAGGTAAAGTAAATCAGTTTGGAGAACCTAATAAGCCTGGACTTACTACTATAGACAAAGCTACAACACAAACAACATTTGACGGTGCAACAACTACTATTGACAGAAGTTATGTATTCACTATAAAAGCACAAGATCAATTTCAGTTTAGTGCAACAACAAGAACATTTACAATTACAACAACTGATCCAGATGATACTCTTTATAGTAGTGTATCGATGGTTCCTTTATTAAAACAAGCACAACGTAATACATTTAGAAACTTTATATCAGATCCTACTATTTTTACACCAGCAAGTATTTACAGACCAAACGACGATAGTTTTGGATTACAGCCTCAAATTAAAATGTTAGCGTATGCAGGTATTGAAACTAAGAGTATAGGAGAATTTGTTGCGGCAGTAGCTAAGAATCATAAAAGAAAAAAGTATAGACTTGGTGCTGTTAAAAAAGCAGTAGCTAAGAATCCAGGAAGTAATAATTCTGTATACGAAGTAATATATGTAGATGTAATTGATCCTGTAGAACCTGATGTAGGTAAAGGAAAAACAAAGACTGATTTTACTATTCAAACAAACAATGAAGTTACAGTAGATCAAATTCAGTACTCTGTTACAGACGATAATACTGGTGTAGGTACAGGACAAGGATTTTTTGACTTAGGACTACGTGGTGGTGACGGACTTAGTCCTGCTAATACAGGAACAATTTCTTTTTATACTAGAATAGGACCTATAACATTTGCTTCAGGTGGTAGTATTACAGTTGAACTACAAGACGGTACAACTATTAGCAGTCAAAATATCGATGATAGTATTAGCTCAGACTCATTAAGATTACGTCCTATAACAAATACTATAAAAATTGATAGTGATGCTATAAAGATTAGTGATAGTAATGATCAAAGAAAATACATTAGTAACATTACTAATATGAGAGATAGAATACGGGCAGTTGGTAAAAATCTTAGAGAGTTTTACCCTTTATGGATGCGTACTTCACAAACAGCAGGACAAGCAGAACTAGGATTTAAACTAGCAATACCACTATGTTACTGTAGACCAGGTGAAGCTGATAGTATAATACTTAACATTAATAATAGTAACTTTAACTTTAAACAACTAGATATTGAAATTGAAAGATATAATATCGACAGTACAGACGGTAATAGTAACGAGCAGTATATTCCGTTCGCAAACTACCAGTTCAATGTATAATGCTGATAAATAATAGCAACGAGAGGATAAACTATGGCAAGTAATATTAGTGACACAGGAATTAACAGTGGGTTTCCTATAGCGGGACAAGATAATGACTCGCAAGGATTTCGTGATAATTTCACAACAATTAAGGCAAACTTTGTAGCGGCGAAAACAGAAATTGAATCAATACAAACTAACGGTGCAGTAAAGAATGCAAATAATAATTTCTTAGGAAATACAATTAATAGTGCAAACTTTCAAAATACTACTGAGACAGGATATATTGCAGGCGCAACAATTAATACTAGTCAAAATATTAACCTTGACAACGGTGCTTATCAAGAGTTTACAGTAGGTGCAGATATTACGCTTACTTTATCTAACTGGTCAAGTACACTAGCAAGAACAGGTAGAGTACGGTTACACATTAAAAGTGATCTGGCGGCAGGTAGTGCTACTAATAGAACTATTACATTTGCAAGTAATGCAGGTGGCGGAACTATTAAAACAAACACTAACTGGCCAACTAGTAATCTTACAGCAGTAATTGGAGCTCCAGCTGGTGCTTCAACATATTATGCTTTTGAATTTGTAAGTTATGATAGTGGTGCAACTGTTTGGGCTGAATATTTAGGCGACTATCAGTAAGATGCATCCGTTTGCAGAAGATACATCAGATATGACCGTATCGCAACTATACGATAAGGTTACAGAACTAACTTCAAAATATTTTGCAACCAATAATCCTCAGGTTCAACAACAAATTACAACGTTTATTGAATACTACAAGCAAGAAGCTCTTGTAAAAGAAGCCAAAATCCGACTTCAAGACAAAGAAAATCAACAAAATGGCGATTTAGATCTTGACAAACTGATTAATATCAGTTAAAATACATGTATGCTTATGAAAACAGACTCACTCGGTATTCCGAGATTTAATAACAAAGACCTTGTCGATATGATTTATAGTGGAAACGCTGATAAGTGTCATGTAGTTCTCTGTGATGCATCTGATGATGTAGAACAATTTAATGAGGCTATGGAAGAACAAGGCCTTAATAAACTACAAAAATATATTCCCTTAGATGTAGATCAAAAGACTTTTGATGGAGTATGTCAAGGTGAATGGTTTATGCCTGACAAATATAAAGACATTAATGTTTATGAATATGTATTAGGTAAAGCACATACGCCATGTCCAAAACATGTACAAGATCGTATATGGGAAGAAATGGAACAATACAAGCAACGTGATATGCACAACTTATTACGTTACATGATCTACTTAGTAGACTTTATGCGTGAAAACAATATTGTATGGGGTGTAGGTAGAGGATCAAGTGTAGCAAGTTATGTGTTATATTTAATTGGTGTACATAAGATTGATTCAATCCAGTTTGACCTGGATTGGAGAGAGTTCTTGAGATAAGTAAGTATATAACCAGGAGAAGAAGATGGCAGTAAAACAAACAGGTCGAAAACAATATAGATCAATGCAGGGTAAGCCTGTTGATATGGATTTGTTAAGACAAAGAAACGAACTAACACCAGCAGTTGGTAACGTTCGTGTTAATGCTAGAGGCGACGAACTAGGCGCAGGCGGAAAGATTATTAAAAAGCGTGAAGACGTTTTACGTGATTTTTACGAAGATAATGTTGAGCCTACGCAGTTTGAAGCATCTGAAAAAGCACCAACAGTAGAAGAGCCAGTAGTTGAAGCAACAGAAGTTGAAGCACCTAAGGCACGTTCTACTAAAGCAAAAGTAGGCCAAACAAAAGCTGAAGCAAAAGAAGAAGCTGATGATTGGGTAGAAGACGCAGACGGCAACTTTGTAAAAAGAGGTGACTAATGTCAATTGATTATCAAGCAATGGCCCAAGGCCGAAAAGGTATTCAAGGAAAGATTGAGGCAGAGAGTATTCGTCCAATCAGAAATAGAGTACTAGTACATAATATGCACTTTGGTGAACAAACTACCAAAGGCGGAATTATTATCAGAAGTGATGACGGTGAAACTAGAGGCATTTACCCACGTTGGGGACAAGTATATGCTAAAGGTCCAGAGAACAAAGATCCATACGAAGAAGGACATTGGATTTTAATCGAACATGGACGTTGGACTAGAGGACTTGAACTTCATTTAGCAGGAGAACCTGTTACTATTAGAATGGTTGAAGCTGAGAGTATCATTGGGTGGAATGAAGAAGCACCATCAAATGATTTACGCATTGGTGAAGAAATGGATCTAAGCGGAGACAAAGCAAGACCAGAAGACTTTACAAACGCTCACGGGCAAATGAATCAATAGAGAAAGTAAATAAATTGAACAACGTAGATCTGAATAAGTACAAAGAATTTGTACAAGAAGTAACTAGTGAGCAATCTAATAATACAGATGCTCTTACTACAACTTTAAAAGAATTAGAAGCTAACAGTGGTGTTAATATGGCACTGTTACTAACAGGCTCGATAGGAATGGCGAGTGAAGGAGGCGAGTTTGCAGAAATTGTTAAAAAATGTATATTCCAAGGTAAGCCTTTGGATGAAGACACAATCTTTCATGCTAAACGAGAACTTGGCGATATTGCTTGGTATTGGATTAATAGTTGTCGTGCATTGGGTCTCGATCCTAACGAAGTATTAGAAGAAAACGTAAACAAACTAAAGTCACGTTATCCAGGCGGCGAGTTTGATGTTCACTACAGCGAAAACAGAAAAGAAGGCGACTTATAGTTTGTTACCAATTTTAACTGACGTAGACGGTGTGCTTCTTAAATGGGAGCCTGCATTTAGTAGTTGGATGGCTTCTAAAGGTTACACTGTAAAAACTCCAAATGTATATAAGCAATCAACAAGATATGGCTTAGAACAAGATCTCGCAGATGACCTTGTAGAAAGATTTAACGAAAGTGCTTGGATGGGTTATCTAAAACCTATGGAAGGAGCAGTTGAGTGGATTGATAAACTTGGCAGAGAAGGTTATATTGTTGAGTGTCTTACTAGTCAAAGTGAAGATGTATGTGCTGGAGATATTCGAAGATATAATCTAGGACAAGTATTTGGTGATGAAGTAATTTTAGAATGTACTTGTATTGCTACAGGTGCCGATAAAGACGAACACTTAAAAAAGTGGGAGCCAGGCCACTGGTGGATTGAAGATAAACCTGCTAACTGTATTGCAGGTCTCAAAGCAGGTCACAAGCCTATTTTAATTACACACGAATACAACAAAGATTTTGAGCATGAAGGTGTAATAAGAGCTAATTCCTGGGAAGATATATACAACATTGTTACCAAAACTGGTTGACATTCCTACCTTAATACGCTATAATGTATAAAATGAGATTATACGGAGTAGCATATGAAATTTCCAAAACCACAAACAAGTAGCATAGGCACAACAGGCCTATCTGGCGTAGCATTAA